AATTCTATGTTACCAAAGATTGTTGAAATGGTGTTTATGCCGAGCTGCTATGAATTAGAGGCAAAACGACTTGCCAATAGTAGTGCCGCATGGAAGCGGGTTTCTGAATACCTTACCCTTTCCGGTTTAAGTCCGGGGGCATGGTTTTCAGGTAGCAGCTGAGGGGGCTTGGCTACAGTTGATGGAGTGTCTCATGTTTCTACATTGAGTCACCCTGGCTTAACCATCAACTACAGCCAGGCTGAAGCCAGGACCAGAGTTCTTAATGTTTTAATTGGCGTTTCCAATGAAGAACGGGTCCTTAAAATCAATAACGCCGATATTCGCACATTAGCAGCAGCGCTATTAGAGCGCATGTATTTTTGCAAGGTAGGTGGAGAGTTTGTTGCTCCACCAAAGGTTTCACAACAATTGGTGTTTGACCGATTGAATGTTTTCAGGAATCGTGTTAGAAGAAATATGCCTTTCTCACCCCACAAACTATCTCCGGAGGATTTCGTTGAGATGTTTCAGGGACGTAAGAAGACTATTTATGAAAATGCTTTACCAGAATTTTATCAATCTGGGGTGAAACAATACCATGCAGTGAGTTCTGCTTTTGTTAAATGTGAAAAAGTTAACCCCACTAAAGCACCTAGATGTATCCAACCCCGTAATCCCGTTTATAATATCGGGGTTGGTAGTTATCTTAAGCATATTGAGCACAAGATTTACAAAGCAATTGGTAACGTGTTTAATGATGATGACATTGTGGTTGCGAAAGGGGTAAATGTCGAAGAGTTAGGAGCAGCTATAGAACGCAAGTGGAATAGATTTCAAAATCCAGTAGCAGTTGGTGCTGATGCCACCAAATTTGATATGCATTGTTCCCCTGAAATATTGAAGTGGGAACATAGCTTATACCAGATGCTGTATCGTGGTGATAAGGAACTTGCGCGGCTTCTAAGCTATCAGATCAACAATCGGGGTGTTGGTTATTGTGATGATGGATCCCTTAAATATAAGGTTAAGGGTCGACGGTTTTCCGGGGACATGAACACTGCTCTCGGTAACTGTCTAATCATGTGCGGCATGATGTGGTCGTATGCCAAGGAGCGCGGTGTGGACATAGCTTTCATTAACAATGGTGATGATTGTGTTGTTTTCATGGAGCGCGAGGACTATCCACGGTTTGTCGTGGGTTTTGACCAGTGGTTTCTGGATTTGGGGTTTCGTATGGTAGTGGAACCACCTGTCTATGAGTTTAATAAAATTGAATTCTGTCAAATGAAACCAATTCGTACTATCAGAGGGACCGTTATGGTTCGTAACTTTGATACCGCGCGTGAAAAAGATTCATGCTCCTTTCTACCTCTCTCCAATGAAAATGAGGTTAGAAAGTGGTTATGGGCTGTGGGTGAATGTGGGTTAGCATTGACAGGTGGTGTTCCTGTGTTTCAATCATTTTACCGATGGTATATGAGACATGGAGTTGTTTCTAATGTGAAACATGCTGTTCAAATGCAAAGTGGAGCTAGCTTTTTAGCCGTTAGGTTGGAAAGCGTTGAAAGAGAAATCACCGCGACTGC